AAAGGTAGTTTAAGTAGAATTAATGGGAGACATTAATGGATAGTTTAAAAGTAAGTGGTATTAGCACAAGCTTAGGTATAGTCTACTATACAGATATTATTTCAGGGATATTAATGTGCTGTATGTTTGCAGTTAATATTTACTATTTATATTTAAAAACAAAAAAAATAAAGGAGCAGTAATGTTAGCTAAAATGATTGCAGATGAGATGTTCTCAGAAGATGCAAAAAATGAGTTGATTGATGAGATTAACAAGTCAATTGATATTCCTATTATTTCAGAAAAAACAGAAAAGGCTATACTTGAAGCATTGTGGAAAGTAATTAAAGCTGTATTCTATAAAAAGTTGGGGTTGTAAAAGATGAATATAATAATAACCTTACTCACTACCTCATGTTTGCATGGAACAATCCCAGACATGGTTCAGTATCCTGAAAGATACCCTGAAATTTCTTATGCCTTAAGTGCAGATGTAAAGAAGAAAAAGAAGAAAGGAAAGAAGATTGGAGGATCAAAGGGTAAAAAATCTAAGAAAGGTTTCTTCTCTAAAATCTTTGGTAGTAAGTAATGCCTAAAAGAAGACTGACAATTAAGGATTGGTCTGGTGGGATGAATAATCGTAAAGATCCTAGAGATATACCTGAGAATGAATATTCTTATATACAGGATATGTCTATTGATTCTTTAGGTAAAATAAAAACTGTCGGTGGTTTGTACGATAACAAAGAAGGGTCTGATGGTACTACAGATTTGTCAGAGTATATTGTTAATAGAACGGCTAATATTTTAGGATCTGGTGGATATGGATTCTTTTACTTTGAGTCTGATCACAGTGGTTCTTCTGAACAAACAATTACAGAAACAAAAAGTGGAACTGCTTTATCTATTGGGACTGGAAATGGTAATATTAGTTTTCACAGAGTTTCTAGTAGTGATGATACTCCAGCAGATATTCCAGACTTGCCAAGTTAATGTCAACTCCTTCCAATAATTATATGAAACTTGTCGGTGGTACTGACAATGGTAATAGTACTATTTACACTGCTGATGATTCTGCGGTTCAAAACTTAATAAAAGTTGGAGATACTATTAAGGTTTCAGGAACCGCTAATAACAATGGTGTCTATACGGTTACTGAAATTACAACTGACGGAACCGCTTTAGGTGATACTGGTGATGTTTACTATTCTTTAAAGGGACAGATATTAACTGATGAAACGTCTGCTGGAAGTACAGATCCTGTTATAGAAGTTATTAGAGCACCCGGAGATAAGTTGTGTGCATTAGGGGATGTTGATTCTAGTAGCGATAATGCTATTGATGTTTGGTCAAATAATGCAACCACTGATTACGATGGAACAAGTCCTTCTAGTGCAGATGGATGGATTAAGAACGCAATAAACCCTACTTTAGATGGTGATAATGCACAATATATATATCATTTTGTAGATGAATCTTTAAGGGTGTGCAATATTAATGAGCAAAATACAAGCTTTATAAAATGGTTTGGGTATATACAGAGGACTCAGTTTGCTAGTACAAACGGATTGGTGTTTGCTGGATGGCAAGAAAATCCAAACACCCTAGCTCCTCCTAAACTCGCTACTTCTTTTACTTACGCTTATGTGAACTCCCCTGATGTCAATGGATCAAGTAATACAACACTTAATTCCAATGAACATACAAATACAGAAGCAACTAACTTTTTTAGTGAAAATAGAGGTGTTTCTAGGGCTAAGAAAAATAGCACAAGTGAGTTAAGATTTAGAGCTGATACTGGTGAATTAGCCAATATGCTACCAGCAGCTAAAAAAACATTCTTTGCTGGGGCGTTAAATACTAATGATAGTTCATTTCAATTTGCTGGTAATAATGGAGATGGCGGCACAACCTTATTAGATAGTGATGGATTTGTTGCTGTAAACAATGTCACTTTTGAAATAAGCTCTGGCATAGGAATTATTGCAAATGATGCAACTAATCAAGGAACTGTTTCTTTAAGATTAGTCACGGTTGCTGATGCTTCTTACCAAATAAGTTTTGATCTTTTAAGCTCAAGCAATTCCGGTGTTCAAGCATCCTTGGGTTCAGATGCTACAACATTAAACACTAACAACCAAACAGGTCTTATAGCATCTAGTGGAGTTGATAACGTAGCACTGTTAACACCTTATACAGCGACATCCACAACTAGCTATCTTATTATTAGAATAAACGAAACCGCAAATACTAAACACGCAGACATAGACAACTTAACCGTTAGACGTATAGATCAATTATCTTTTGAGGATACAGGTTCTAATGAAATATTAGATCAGGCAAGTAATGGTGAGATTATTACAATAGGAACTGCATTGGGTACATTTCCTACAGAAGTGTTATTTTGTACGAAAGAATCAAGCGGTGATGCTGGGCCAATAACCTATCAAAGATCTTATGGAGGTGCTTTAGCTGGTACGGCTCCAGATATTTACAAACAAGATGACACTCCAATCCTTGAAAGAGGTTTGGGGTTTAATATTGGAGTAACTGATGGAACTGCTGATGGTGACTGGGAAGCGGGAACTTATGAGTTTTATCAAAGCTTTGTTTACGAAAACAATCAAGAATCACTACCGCTTCAAATGGGAGATGGAGATGATGGAACAAATTTAGAAGCAGGCACACACACAGCAGCAGGCGGTAAATCTTTAAGGGTATCTGTTTACGCTGATCTTGCTTACAATGCTAGGCTGTATGGGGCAAGAATCTATACAAGACTAGCCAATACAGATAATGATTTAATCTTATTAGCTGATATAGATATTGTTAAGGGTGTTAAAATGACTTTTGACGGTGATCATGTGGGCTGGACTTATCAAGATGGTAGGGGGTATTATGTTATAGCAGATGCTGCTGGAAATGCAACTTCACCTAATTTAGATACTTACGATACTATCAATGGATATAGTCCTGATGTGCACTTTAATGCTTTTGGTGGTAGAAATGAAATATATAAAGCTTCTGTAATTGCAAACAGAAGAACATTTATTGCAAACGTAAAATTAAAAGGTAAAAATATAGAGCTTCAAAAACATGGTGATAGATTGATGTATAGTGAGATCAACAAGTTTGACACCTTTTTAGAACATAATTTTATTGACGTTTCTAAAGGAGATTATGGTGAGTATACTGCTCTAGAATCTTATGCTGATAGACTTTTAGCTTTTAAAAATAATTTAGTTCATGTTATTAATATTGCAAGTCCAAGTCCTGCTGGTTGGTATTTAGAAGATACTGTAAAATATGCAGGAGTAAATTTTTCATTTAGTGTTGCAAAAACAAGATATGGCGTTGCTTGGGTTTCTGATGACGGTTGTTATATTTACGATGGTAGGAGGACTACCAATCTAATTGAAAATAAAATAGCTGTTAGTAAAGCATCTTACACATCAACAAATGTTGACTGGCAATCTTGGTACAGAGGTAGTGGTAATGTCAAAGATGTGATGTTAGGATATGATGCGATTAGTAATTCCTTGGTTATGGTTAGAAGCCCAAACGATGCTACCACTAATTCTAATCAAGGATGGATATATGATTTTGATAGTAATGGTTGGATATTTCATACCAATATATTTGATGATAATGAAACGTATACAAACTTTGTAACAGACTGGAATAACAATCTTGTTTTAGGCTTGCAAAATAGTAACGCTGTTGATTTTAAAAAGTTTTTACCAATTAGCAAATCATTATCTGGGCAAGAGTTTGTGACAAAAGATATTGACTTTGGTGATCCGGGATTGATTAAGAAAGTCTATGCAGTTTATGTAACCTATAAATCTGATGGTGCTGAGACTACACCTTTTAAATACGCTATTGATGGCAAGCAGTCTTTTTCAGGAGATGGGGGTGGTACATTTACAGGAAATTTAGTAGATACATCAGGGCAATGGGATGTTGTTAAGCTAGTGCCAGCTACAAATCCATTGCCATGTCAAAGTATTCAAATAAAGTTTGATGTTGGTAGTGCTGGAGTCTTCGAGTTTAATGATCTCAGCATAGAGTATAGAATCATTAGAAATAAAAGAGTTAGTTAATGCCATTAACTGAAAGAGATATTCGCAAAGTTATTAATACTAAGCAGAGTACTGTTGAGTTTGACGGTATCCCTTCTCCTTCTAGTATGATAGAGGGGCAAGTTGCTTTACATAAAAAAAGTAATACACTGTTAGCCTTGTATCGTAAAAAATTTGGCAAACTATGGAAGACTTACCTATCTACAAATGGTGATCAGATTATTGATAGAAACTTAGATGTAGTTGGTAGAGTTAAATCAAGAGTCACTGCTAAAGATTTAATTTTTGAGCAAGGCTCTGAGTTGCAAATTTCATCAGGAGCAATATCTGTTAATAAATCGTTTCATAAAGTTGCAGTGGAAGGTGGATCATCAGATGCTTTAGACAATATTAATGGTGGCGTAACAGGGCAAATATTAATATTAAAAGCAGCGGATGATAGCAGAACAGTAGTGGTTAGAGATAACAGTACTTCTTCTGGAAATATTTATGTATCAGGAGGTAGTGATTTTCCTTTAGATACAGATGATGACATTATTGTCTTATTTAAAGATCTTGATAAGTGGTATGGTATTCTTGCAGTAAGCTTATAAAATGAAATTAAACTATTTATTATTACACAAAAATTTATTAAATTCAATGGAATTACACCATGCATAAGAAATCCAACACTTATTCTAGTTCAGCCCCTCTAAAATCAGG